CCGATCCCTACGTTGCCATCAGAAGTTAGCCTCATCACCTCGGCAGATGAACCGCTTCCAATAGTCCTAAAGAACATATCTTGATCTTCTGAAGATGCTGTTCTGTCTTTATAGACAACTCCAATTCTTGAGAATCCAGAACCTCCTGAAGATTGCGGAAAATCAATAGCTGAGATGTTGTTAGGTGTTGTATTTGTGTTTGCTAATCTTAGCGCTTTACCTCCAGAATTAAGATTTGTGCTGTTGTCGGAAAAATCTAATTTTATCTCTTTCTTTATAGTAAGACCTGCGGTATTAAAGAATAACACATCACCAGATAAACTACTATTTAGGATAAAGGTATCTTGATAATATCCAGCTGTTCCTACCCCTAATTTCCATTTTGTAGTAGTATCAGACTGTAAGGTCAACTGATAAGGGTGAGAACTATTAGTTATATGTAGTTTAGTAGAAGGAGATGTAGTTCCAATACCTACATTTTTAGAAGTGTCTATGAATAGAGCGGTACCTCCGTTTTGAAGGAGCTGTAAAGTTGTATTATTGTACGTACCGAGATACCCTGTGGCACCTCCTGCTGTCATTCTTAAATCTCCACCACCAGACTCAATTGCCTTTATAGTGGCACTGCTTTTAGAAACGGTTAAGTTTCCTGTCATCGTACCACCCGAAAGCTGTAGGTATCTAAGATCAGCAGCAGACTGCTGTAAAACACTATCGTTGGTATCAAACTTAGATGTACCCCCTGCAAAAATCCTTACTCGGTTTGTATCAAACTTGATGTAGGTATCTGTATCGCCATTGTGGATGACTTGGTCGTTAACGTAGTAGTTAGATGCTTTTATATTTCCAGATACGTGTAGTTTTTGATCGGGTGATGTTGTACCGATACCTACGTTGCCTCCGTTAAAGTATGAGTTACCTGAGGAATTTATTAAACTCGTTGTTGTCCCTGAAGTATTTTTTACTTGTAAATTAGCATGTCCAGCTCCATCTGAAGTTACTTCTAACATCCTGATTCCTCCAGAATCTTCTATGTGAAAAAAGTCTTGACTAGTTAATCCAGAACCTTTTACCGTTAATTTAGCATTAGGACTTGTATTTCCTATACCAACGTTACCGTCAAAGTATGAAACACCGCTTGAGTTAACGGTCATAATAGGTACTCCTGAAATGTCAGATACTGAAAATAAATCACCTGTTAAACTATCAGTAACGGAAAATAGCTGTCCTTGTGTTCCTTGAACCTCTAGCAAAAGAGATCCGCTAGTAAAATTACTACCGTCAATAATAAGTTTACCTGAAACGTCAATATCCGTTAAGAACTTTTGAGCCATAATTTACTAATATTTTAATAGCGTTATTACGCTATTTTGTGGATTAAAACCGTAATTTTTGCATCTGCTGCAGGCGCTGCATTAAAACTTACTTTTATATGATTGTTTGATGCAGTATTACTTGCGTCGCTTATGCCTCTTTTTACATCTGCAATAACCGTATCTCCACCAGCGTCGTACATTTGTACAATTAATTTTTTTGTATTAAACCCATGATTAATGTAATAATCAGTTGCACTGCCATCTCCTACTTCAATGCTTGCACTTACATCACTAAGAATTTCTGCGACTACAGTAGCTATAGAAAATTTCTTAGTAGCGCTACTTGCACCTACCCCTGCTAAACTTACAATACCCGTAGCTGCTGTTAACTCATTTAAATCTAAAGTTAAAGAGTGAGTAGTTCCTTCACCTGATGTTGCAGCTGAAGAATCAATACCTGTACTACCTGTAATAGTAGCAACATAATTTCCAGTAGTGTGTGTGCCTAATGCAATGTTTCCTTCTGTAGCGATTACTTTTGCAGCACCATCGTTAAACATCCATTTGTCTGTAGTCTCATTCCAGTATAGAGATACATCAGAAGCATTACCTCTATTTATTTCAAAACCTGCATTTTGCGAAGGCGCAACGTTACCTGCGAGATTACTGTTTAAAGTAATAATATTATCCGCTAAATTAACTGTCTCAGAGTTAACTGTTGTAGTTGTACCTGATACAATTAAATTTCCAGTTATAACAATAGTATCACCAGAATCAGTACCTATAGTAATGTTTTGATCTGCAGCACCTCCAGTTGATTCAAGACCTGCTAAAGCTGTGAGTAAATGCGTATTAGAAACATTTTGTACATCTGTATTACCAGCAAGAGCAGTAGTTGAGGTTGTACCTAAACTAGGCAGAGTAATAGCAGTGGTTGTAACTGTGTTTACGTGACCTTGTGCTGTGTAAGTTGTAGAAATGTTATTAAAGCTTTCTCCAAACCCTAAAGTTGCTGCAGTACCTGTTGCGGTACTAGTTGTTACAGAGTCGTGATTAATTGTAAAGCTTTTAGCACTATTTTGGTTTAGTGTAAAAGTTCCATTTTGTCCTGACCCAAAACTTAAAAGAGTTCCAGCAGTAATAGTTACTTGTGTGTCATAAACCGGATCTCCTACTTCTAACCATCCTCCAGTAGATCCACTATAAACCTTAAGTCTATAATCAACCTGAGCCGACGGAGAAGTATCAAAGTATATACGACCTGCTTGTAGGTTTGATGAAGGAGCTGTACCTAATGGGTGTATTGATGCGTTTTGTAGTTGATTACCCGATAGGTTAATATCAACAAGATGTTTTATTTCAGCCATGATTAATTATTTTAATATATGTTATACATTTAGTTTAAATAAGCTTTACCTGAGAACGTTGCCTCAAACTTTACTGTTAATTGAGAATCCGATTGATACGAAACCTCTCCTACAACTACTGTATCTGCTGAATCTACTACTGTTACACTTGGTTTTTTTTCTAAAGAATGATTAATAACCCATTGATTAGAAGCGTTCGCTTGGGTAAAAACTTCGTTTGTGCTTGAAGACCCCGCGGGTCCCTGTAAGCCAACACTTGTAACAACTACTTGATTTTGCGAAGTTACAACTTTATTATTAGTAGAAGTATTTATGTGTACTTCTTTACTTGCTGGTTTACTAATTTGTACATATTTTTTACTCATTACGCTACAGATTTTAAAATTTGTATTTGACCCGTTAGTATTCTTTCTGTAACACTAGAAATTGTTATATCTAAATCATAGTCTGCTCTATTCCAAGTATAGGTCGCTGTTACTGCAGATGCAATACTAATAGTAAAAATACCTCCTGTTGCGTTTGTAATTGTTATTCCATTTCCCACACTTAAATCCACAACTAAAAGACTATCACTTCTATTGTCTTTAGCTTTAAGAGTAATAGCGGCACCTGAAAGATTAACAGCCGAACCATTTGCCTGTGTATAGGTTATAGTGTTATTAAAAGTAGTGCCTTGTTCAATTTTAAAGTTGTGAGATCCTGCAGCCATTATAATGAATAATCAAAAATATTAGGTTTACCGTTTCCGTTGTTTTCAATCAAACTAAATCCAGCATTACTGGTCCATCCATTTGATTCGCTATAAAAATTCCCGGTAAACAATGGGGCAATATCTACAGCTCTATAATTTGCTTGATCTAAGTATGTTTCGTTTAAAGTATGAAAAACCTTTTTAGATTTTCTAGAATGCCAATGCCCTCCTAGTAAAACATTATATGATTTTTGATCTCCGTATTCAAAAAATACTTTTCCTATGTCTCCTTTTGATACTCCGTGATGATTATGGGTCATTACGTAAAATATGCCATCTATCATTCTATTTAAAATAATAGAAGAAAACTCTACGTTAACATTGCTATTTAAATAGCTTTGTTTAACCATGTAAGATAACAGTCCAGCAACATCTCCTTCGTTATCGTGTTTTGCGTCTGAGGTAGATCTATCATGATTACCCGCAACCATATACACGTTAGTTAAATTATTAACTGATGCTAAAAAGTCTCTTACTATCTCATAAGCTAAAATAACGACGTGGTGCCCATATAATCCTTTCCCCATGCTTTTCCATGAGTTAATGTGATTAAGTCCCGTAAAAGACTCTATAAAGTCTCCTAGGAAGATTATAGATACCTTTTCATATCCTCGCTGGTTTACTTTATCGGCTATCTGTCTTAAGTATTCAATTACAGTTTTGTAATTAAAGTCTTGGGTTTTTGCTAGTTTCTGTATATCTGCTCCAATATGTAAATCTGCCAGACAAAGAACTCCGTGATTAGTGCCAGGCGTTCTTTTTATATTTGCAGTAGATATCGCAGAATCTAGGTTCTTCCTAATTTCTTGATAGTCAATTTCTTTTTCACGTGGTTTTAAAGTAAGCTTAACTTGATAGTTAGTCTTCTTTCCTTTTTGTGAAGTAACATCCCACGCGTTACATGTGTAACCAGTTACTTCAAATTTTGTAAGGTCTATTCTAAAAAACTCTACTGCCTCTGCTAAAGAAGTTATAGGTTTTTCACCTTTATAATTATACGTTGTCGGTACTCTTGTGTCTTCTACTGCGCTTTGCTTTGCTACTTTAGCTACCTTCCTTCGTAAAGTACGATGAGAAAATATATTTCCCATGTGGTGGTCTTGTACTATTTCTGCTACTTTACTAAAACTTGATTCTGGATTTGCTTGTAAAATCTGTCTTATTACGTCTTCTAATTTCACGATTGATTGTTTTATGATTTTCTCAAAAATAAGAAAAATATAGGTTCTATACCAAATTTTCTTCTGTTTACCTAATTTTTAATTCAAAAAAAGGGGACAGTTTTTGACCGCCCCCTCCTTGAACTAACAATAAAAACTAACAAACAATTATATTATATAATTATGCTTATTTAAGTTTTACAACCTGCGTTTGGATAGCCGCTGGTGTTACAGTAGAGTTGCCGTCTTTTACAAATACTTCAATAATGAAATTATCGTAATTTTTAGCATTACCAACTGCTTTTGATTGAGATACTTTTGTTCCTTCAATTAGAACTAAGTCATAGTTTCCAGATACTTGAGATACCGGTTGCTTGATGTTTGTACCACCAAGACCAAATAATGCACCATCAATGAATCCACCTTTTTCTGCTTCAGCTACTTTAGCTTCAGTTCCTACAGAAGGAACAGCAGCAGTAGTGTAAACAAATGAACTAGCGTCATTTCCAGCTAATCTAAAGTGAGAATCAATTGGAGCTGTAATTGTAATAACAGCACCTGAGATAGAAGCACCAAATCCGAAAAACTCAGAAGCGCTTTTTGCAAACTCAAGATCCATAAGAGCTTTGATAGCTGCAGCACTTGCACCTTCAAAAGTCTTTACTGGAAGGTTCATAGTACCTTTAGTAGTATTAATAATTTTGATATACGCGCTACCTGAATCTAATGCAACTGTTGCTGCAGATGATTGAGCTGTTCCAGCACTGTACGCGATAACGGTAACTTTCTTGATGTCACCTTCGCTAATTGGACCAACGTTTTTAGTACCGTAGAATAATGATACATTGTCGTCGCCGCTTGTTAATGTTGCTACTCTTGTAGCTCCATCTTTAACGTAACCGAATTTTGCTGCTTCAAAAGCACTAGATGCGGCTGCGTCACTGTTGATGATTAGGACTTCTTTTTTTGCCATGATAAATAAATATTAAAGATTAAAAATTAAATTAATTACTCAGATTGAGATCCCTCTATTGAATTAGTTTGGTACCTCGGAGCTTCTGTGGCTTCTAATAAATGTTTAACTGTTAAATCTACTATCTCTTGGTGTGTGTGTTCTGCTAGCTCGCAATCTTGGTTCGAAGATAAGGAAATTTCTGATGGCTCCCTAATGTAATCTAAGCTTACACCTTTTAATAGGAACCTTTTGTTCGTAAATACTTTTATAAACGTATCAGAAATTATACCCATCGGGCTTTTATGTGTTGATTGTGCAAAGGGACTTGCAAGCAAATTATATGCATCATCAGGCTCAACAATTCGTAGAACAACTTCTTTTTTGTACTTGTCTACTTCTATTTCAATTTCGCCTGCGTTAGTATCTGCTCCTAGTTTAGCTCTACCACAATCATCATAATATAGTTTAACTCTTGAGTTAATTAAAAACATGTAGTCAGTTGGTAAATCAAAATCTTCGTGATCAACATCTGCGTCCATAGCCGCGACATCATCACTATAATCTAATACTGTAAGCACACGTAAATCGTCAATACGTTTTTGTGTACCGTAATACCCTGATTGTTTTGGATCTGATTTTGACCAAAAGCGTTGTTTTACAAAACGCTCTTGCATTTTATTTAAAGCAAAATCCAATTCCTCCGGTAAAAAAGTATCAAAGGAATTAGAACCTACTTTTTGTAGACCTTGCTCTACAGCAAAATGCATTTCTGCTACCGTCATAATTAACTAAAAGTTTTTAGACGTGCTTTTAAGGTTGTTAATACATCCGAGTTTTTCTTGTCTTTTATAAACAAGATAGCCTCTTCCATAGAGTCTCCTAAAGCGACATCTCCATTTAATATAGTGTTACCTACCTTACGTAGGACTTCTCTTGTAATACAATCGTTAATGAATGCTTGATGCTCTAAGTTCTTGTCTGTAGCATAACCAAGGAACTGTGTAGGATCAGCTTCTACTTCTCCTTCTAGTGTAATTTCCTTTTGTGCCTCATCCATTGTCTTAGGCTCATACCCATAAACTTGTAATAATTGATCCATCTTGGATACATTAGCGGTTACCTTTATAAACTCTTTGTAAGCTTCTTTTCTTTTCGTAACTCCAGCGAGTTTTTTGATTTTCTCAATTTTGGTATCATAGATAAAATACTTATAACCTCTATTAGATTTCATTTCTTTTTCATCCTGCGCTACGTAAGGGTGCGCACATGCGAATTTCCATCTTATGTAATCCATTAAATTTAATGGCTCTCCATTTTCATCTACTCCTACTTCTAGATCAGTTCCTCTAGACTCAATAGTAACAGTCATGTTATGAAAATATTTTTTTACCTCTTTCATAAAATTAATGTCAGATGCGTCGACACCAATTATTTGAGGCATATATTTTTTTTGTTCTGCAAAAGTTAAACCCGTTTGGGAATCTCCATTGCTAGAAAAAGTGGAACCTATTTTTCGTTTTGCTTCTGCATAAACGTGTTCCGGTAAATTTGTTGCGTTAGCTTTTCGTTTTAAAACTACTTTTCTTGAACTCATGATTTTATTTTCTATGTTAAACAAAACAGTAAAGGGGGAGCTTTATAACTCCCCCTGACTGCTTATAAATTTATGATTTTACACATTCTAGGTGTAGACAGTTTGTAGCTCGTCTAATTGCGATACCACATTCTTTCATAAAGTGAACTGATGCACCATCAACGTCGTTAGCTCTTAAAGAGTTACCGCTGTTGAATCCTGGAGGTACTGAAGCACCTGCAACTGCCCATCTTACTAATTCTCTACCTTTTCTAGATACCATCTGTACGTTGGTTTCACCATCGTAAGTTGACATGTCTAAGAAAATCATTCTGTAAGATTCCATTGGTAATCCAGTCACTGGGTGTTTTGGACTATTCAATGCTCTTGCACCATGATCAAATAAAGGTAAGTGTCTCACTGTTACT